CGGGAACATAGGTGAGTCCTATCAGTTCGCCGTCGTCACGGCATGTCCATATGGTTGACCATGGCGACTTCAGGTAGGCAAGGTAACTGATTCCGTCACCGGTGATGTGGTCGCTCATGGCTGTCAGGTCGATGGCGAGGTATGTGTCGGAGTCGTAGTCATACTGCACCTGACGCACGATCTTCTCGCCGTCCTGCACGAATACAACATATCCGTTGGCTATGACGGCCTGCCACTTGGCAGACCCGAAGTTAGTTTCCCTGCGTGCATGAGGCGGGTTGGTCGGGGTTATGTTGGCCCCGTCAAACACCCATTCATCCCCTGCCGTGCCTATCAGCAGGTTCCCCTTCGATGCCATCCAAATCACGTTGTTCACTTCCGAGGCTATCGGGGTAAGGCTTATTGCGTCAGCGTCCTCATCACCCTCGCCGGGGGCAAAGTTGGGATAATCGTCCGACACGGACATCCACACCTTGCTTGGCTCCGACGTGGTTCCGGCAAAGACGAGCCTGCCCTGATGGAATGTGACCGAAGAAGGCCACCCCGGCGTGGTCCCCCATGCGCCGAGTGCCCAATTGCTTGTCGGCACGTTGAACTGCGACATCCTACGGTAGACCTTAGCCATGACGGACTTAGCCGTTGTGTATGTGGTTATCTTCAGGTAGGCGGTTCGGGATTCACGCACCTTACGTAGACTCCACCGAAAGTCACATGTGTTTGCATTGGCGTAGAACCTCAGTTTAGGCATCACATTGTTGTAGTCTTCGCTTCGAATTTCCCCATTTATGGTGATTCTGGTTGAACGCGTAGCATCTGCAAGCGTGGCATAATCCTGATAAGTCATGCCTCCGTCGGTTGAATATCTCAGGCTAACAGAGTTGTTGACTGAATCTTCAAACGAATAAGTCAGCTCGAACTTGCCGTCAACATTCCACGGACCGCCGAAATACCCCGCCCCGGCAGGGTCATAATTGCTATCATCTATCAGCGTTCCGGGGTCTGTGTAGTCTATCTTTATCCACCTGCCAACATCAGCGGAGGTGAACAGGTCTACCCATGAGTTTACCATGACCGTCTGCCCGTAAAGACCAGTGGAACCACCATAACTTATGACCTTCAAGGTGTGGGAATCATCATCGTTGTCCTTCATGAAAGGCCCGTTCTCCCACGCAAGGGCGGTGAGAGTCCACGTTGTATGGGCGGTTCTGGTAAGTTGGCGTGGCTCATGGGATGGATGCACTATATACAGCGTGTCCGCAGATTGGGCAAATTTAAGGTCGGGCAGTTGCGCCGTGGTGTACGGGGTGGCTATTTCGTAAGTGGTATCGGCTACCCACTTGTCCTCCCATGATTCACCCGTTCCAGGTTCGGTCGTCGCCCCCGAAGTGTGAGCGGAAATACACCTGTAGATCACATCGTCATTCTTCACGAAGTCCGCAACAACGTAGCCAGTCGCTGTCGCCCAGGCGGATGTAGTGGACGTGGTATGCAACACCTGTCCGCCATCGTAGTAAACCCTCATGTAGAGGTTGCCGAACTCAAGCATGTACGCCTGTGTGGTGGAGAAGACGAATGGCACAAGACGGGTGAAGGCACTTGCTGTCTTGACCGATGCCACGTAGCGTGACCCTGGTCGCCTGTAGGCTCCCCCCTGTGGAAGCACAAGGAAGTTCTCCATCGTCATGCAACCGTTGTAGTATTTCTCAATGTCCGTGCGACCGTACATGTTGGGTGACAGTTCACCCGCCGTGAAGTTGGTCAGGATACTGTCAACGGTACGCATTACTTCCTCTCCTCAATGTACGTGTGATACTCGTTGACCTGATACCCTGCGCCGGAAGCGTCATCGCTCAATGCGTCCTGCAATGTCTTCTGGTAGAGTTCGTATGCCATCCGTGCCCGTGAGTCCTCTCCCGTCAGGGCAACGCCCACCTGTGAAGCCACAAGGTAGGATAGTGCAGTCCTTGCCTTAGCCGTCCACGTGTTCAGGTCGTCGTTGCTGTAGATGTAGCAGATGTATATGGACGAGTCGTTGCAATGTATCTGGTCTCCTATGACGAGCCAATCGTCGGAGCCGTAAACCGCCTTCTCCCTGTCCTTGACGAGTCTCACGAAGTCGTCAGGGAACTCGAAGGCGTAGGAATAGTCATGGTTGGGGGACGTTGTTTCCGCCGTAAGGGTCGCGAGTTTCTTGGCGAAAGACCAGTCACCCTCGGAGAGAAATTCCTCAAGGCAGTCGTCATATACGGTGCTACAGACCCTCGCCCTCTTGTTGTCGTCAACAAGCGTGGATATCGTGTCCTGTCCGAGGAAGACCAACGCCTTGTTGCAAATGGTTACTGAATCCGCCATACACTACTCACCACCGTTCAGCCAATCTATTGTGGGTTCACCGAAGAACTCTCCCGTCCACCCGGACAATGAGCGCACCTTCGGTTTGAACAAAGCCGTGTTATCCGTCCAGTGCCAGTGGATTCCCCTAACCCCGAAGTCAAAGTGGGGATGTGTTTCAAGGTCATCCCAGTAATGACCGGTGTCATCCTCCGGGCATCCTGCGAGGCAGATGCGCCTGTAACCCATCGCTATTGCTATGACCACTCCGAAGTTACCGGACAGGTTGGGCTTGAAGTCGCGTATCAGTTTCCACACCCTGTCGGCGGGATCACCTGCGGAGTGCGTGATAAAATCACTGTGGTTCAGTTTCGCCTTGCGCAAGTCCCTGTAGATGTTCACCCTGCCTATGTCGTAACATGCGGCGTGTGTGGCGTAGTACCCCTTCTTCATCGGGTAGTGGACTATGGCATCGTTGAGAAGCATCACGTCGGAGTGGACGTTTATCTTCCAGTACCGTTTCAGGTCTTCCCATACGCACCTGCCACAGCCGACCACCAACAGAGGTTTGTCGCCAGTGACCGTATGTGGTGGCGAGGTTCCTTCGCCAATGACTCCGTTGGAACACCATGTCTCCGCCATAAGATCTCCAATAAGTTGAAAGGGGGGCCGAAGCCCCCCATTGTCGTTAGTCCTGCACGTACCAGACGAACATCTTGATGGTGCCCGTCATAGCCTTGGTTCCCGTGGTGACTATCATGTACTCGTCCGCATCGAGCGGTTCGCCGAGGTTGTCCAGTACATTGAATGTTGCCGAACCTGCGGCGACCCCGACAGCGGTTGCGGTCATGTACTCGTCCGCATCGGTTCCGTCTCCGACTTCGAGAGTGCCCCCCGTAGTACCGAGGTCGTCAAACCAGACCTCGCCACGGATAATCCTTGCACCCTTTGGAACGAAGCACATGGAAATCGTGGAACCGGCAGTTATAGCCGAAGCCTCGTAAGAGTCGTAGGAACACTTCACCCTTGCCCCCCATTCGCCGGGGTCAAGCATTGTCCCTGCACGCTCAAGAGTCCTGTGTACACCGTAGTAAGTACCCATCAGTTAATCCCCCTTCCCCTTTACGTGATTACTCGGAGCAAAGAATCTTGCCGACTGCGGTCTCGTTCATGCGAGTGGAACCCATAGTGAGAGAAGCCTGAACGAGTATTGCGTTCCCCTTCTGGGGTATCGGGTCGATGGCAACCTGAATGTCCTGACCCATACCGAGAAGCAGACCGCTCTTGTGCCAGTACAGGCACTCACGGTAGTTACTTCCATCGGTGGAGAGGCGGTTGCTCATGATGAACTTGAATCCGAGGAAGGTATCAACCTCACCGGAAACAAGAGCCTTCACGCTGTTGTAGTCCGAAGACGTGATGGCGGTAGCGGAAAGCAGTTCGCTCAACTGGAGCGGAGAAATGGCGATAAACCTGTCGTTCAGAGGAACATCCTTCTCGTCAAGGAGCCTCTTGGCGTAGCGGAGTTTTGCCACGTTCATCCCTGTTGCGCCGGAACCACTGTCACGAACAGTTACCGCCACGGTCATATTGCTGTCGTAACTGGTGGAGGTTGCGCCAGTCTCGCCCGTGTAGGCGGTGGCGAGTGCGGCGGCTACCACGGAATCGTCGATAGACCTATTGAGAGCCATTACGTGGTTCATGGCATACTCGTTCATCGGGTTGTTGAGTATCCTGATGAGGTCTTCTTTGTCGATGTAGTCGGCAACGTACTTGTCAACCATCGACACCCGTCTCCTTGCATGGGGGGTATCGGTGATAACAAGGTCAGCGTGCCTTGTAGTCTTTGTCTGCGCTGTAGTCGCAGTTATCTGGTCAAAGAAACCGTACTTTGCGTTTACGGTCTCAACTCTTACCGCAGGCCGGAAAAGAGACTGACTCTGCTGAAACAGAATCTCAATGCCGGACTTATACTGTTGCACCATTGCTGTGGTTATCTGTGAACTCACTTTACGTCACTCCCAGTGAAAGATTTTGTGTTGCATCTTTCGCCAGGGTGTCCTCTTGAAAGGGCCTGACTGCCGTTTTACGTCCGTGTTAGGACGGCCTGACTTTCGGCTAGCAACGGGCCTTTAGGGGAAAGGGTGTCCGTGGTAAATGCCGTTAAATTGTATCCTTATCGAATGCACTTGTCAAGATCCAACCACTCCTTTCCTACTCTGTCGGGAACGCCCTTTCGTGGAGGATGCGGAACTGCTCTACAGCCTCACGGTGTCCCGGTGACATCTTGTCGTTAAGTTTCTGTATAAAGGATGCGTCGCCCTTGAGCCTTGTAATCTCCGCCTGTGCTGATTCGACAACCGTGGTTGAATCGGGAAGGGCTTTAAGCGTGTCTTCCCCCATCATCTTGCCGAGCTTGTTGAAGAGTTTTACGATGCGTGGGTCGTTGCCCAACCCCTCATTGAGCAATTCCCTCTGCTCTTCATCACACAGCGACCTTACCGCTCTCTTGGCGACCGCTACCTCCCTGTCAAAGGCTGTACCCCAATCCTTCTTGAGTGCTTCCACACCCTGTTCAACCTCCACCTGCCGTGAGGTCTGCATCTTCTCAACGGCTCTCTCTGTGGCCTGATTCCAGAATGACAGAAGCCCGTCAACCTGCTGTTGGTTGAGTCCGCTCCTGTGAGCCGCATCCTTGAAGGACTTGAGGAAATCACCATCGGCGTTCTCCAACTCCACCTTGTATTCATCGGGAGTCTTCGGGCGACCAACGGCATCAAAGAAGGATTCCCATTCGGACGGGTCAGCGTCCTGTTTCGGGACTACAACCTTGTCCCTGCCGATCATCTTGACGGCGTTTACTAACCCTTTAGCCGCCTCTTCAACGGTCTTGTATTTCTGCACCGTTGGCTCGTTCCTTAAATCCTCCGGCAATGATTCGTACCAGGGGGTCTCCGCCGTATCCTGTATTTCTTCACCGCCGAGAAGTGTCTCTTCTGCGACAGGTGTCCCTTGTTCGGGGCTGTCAATCATTCGTCAATACCTCCGTTTGTATGTTTTCGTAACTGTCGCCAAGCATGTCTAGGATGTGCAACACCACCTCCTGAAATGCGATATTCCTGTCGGTATCCCGAAAGGACATGCCGTTGTATGGCGACTTACCCCACATGCAGTACTGCTTGATATCCTCAAGCACCCGCATTCCAGCCTCGCTTGTGAACGCTACATGGTAGTCAACCCTTAGGTCGTCTAATACACGTTTAGCCATTACATGCCTCCGGTGAGTTTATCCATGTCCATCTGTGATGCGTCCTTCCCTGCCTTTGCCGCATCCTTGGCAATAGCCGCAATCTGCGCCATCTGTTGCATCTTCTGACGCTCCTGCCTTATCTGCACCACCTGTTCGGGGTCACGTATGAGTTTCTGCGGCAATCCCGCAGTTCTTCCGATGTGCCGCGCGATCTCGTCCGTGTCGTAGTTATCGAGTATGTCGGGCACGGCTTCAGCAAACGGCCCCACTAATCCCATTGCCTTCTGTATAGCCATGATGTCGGAAGTCCTCTGTGCCCTTGCCATCGGCGACTCGTACTCAACCTTAACGTACCCTCCGGCCTGTGCTATCTGCGGAGGGGGAGGCGGTATCTTCCCACGGCGAAGAAGTATCCCGTACGACCTCATTACCAGAGGCTCAAGGAACTCATGCTGTAGCCGTGAATAGGTAGGGCCGAGTATCCGCATGTTCTCCTCTACCCTCTGCATTACCTCCGTGGCTGTCATCCTGTCCGCACGTATCAAGTTGATGGCATCGTAGAAGAAGGTGTCGTTGATGCTGTTCTTCACCTTCTCAAGCAGTGCGTCCGTGACGGGGATAGACCTTCCGTCCACTATGTAGAGCGGTTCAAGTTTCGCCGCACCCCTCGCCCTCTGGTTGATATGGGCAGGGGATGTGTTGACGGGGTTCAGGTACGACTTGTACTCCATGTCGATGGGGGGGCGTATGATTATCTCCGCCGCTTCAAGGATGTCCTTGGTCATGGCGTTGGCGGTCTTTATGTCCGGCAACCCCTCCATGCCAGGGCCTCTTCCCCATATCTCTCCGCTAGCGGTAGCCCACCGTGTAACGTAGGCGGGGAACTCGTAGTACCCCGACTCCTTCAGCAGGTGCTTCCACTGTGTCGCTATCCACACGGAAGCGAACGGCTTGTCCAGTTTGTTGTACTTGTCGTAGTCATCCTTCGGGAACACGGCGTGTATCAACTGAATCGACTCTTCGGGCTTCTTCTCCGCAAGTTCACGTATCTTGTCGTTGCATGCCTCTTCCCCAAAGTATTTCAGCGTGTTCCTCGCCGACATCTCGAACTCCCTGTGAAGCACGTCGATGTACCCCTTGTGGTTCTCAAGGATGGCGCACTGTATCAGGGGGAGCGCGTGGAACACAAAGTCCGGCCCCTCGTCGCCGTCGTTCTCCTCGTGGAATAAAACCCCCGTCCCCAGAGAGGGAAGGTCAAGGTAGAACTCGTGCGCCTTCGTGTGGAAGTTGGAGTCGTTGATAGCGTCCATGATGAGTTCGGTCACATGCTCCACCCACATGAGTATGTTGTGATCTTCCATGAGGCTGAGCGGAGATATCTTCAAGGACAGCCACTTCTGCGAAGGGTTGGTGAGCATGGAGTGAAGGGATGCGGCAAGACGG